AGGGGGCACCTGGACGGCCGGGCAGAGCGGGTCGATGATCGGCTGGTACACCGGCACCGCGCAGTCGACGTCCACCTCGGTGGCGGGGGTGACGTCGAAGTCCCAGTCGGCGGGGGTGATGGTGGGCACCCACGGGTCCGCGGCAACCATGAAGCCCTCCACGAGCGGGGTCTCGACGCCGAACTCGAACGGCACTCCAGCGACCAGCGTGAACGACACCACCCAGATCGCTGCACCGTTGGTGGCGGTACGCCGGGCGGTGATCACGGGGCCATTGATGACCTTCACGTTCCGCAGGGTGCGCAGGTTCTCCGCATTGCACTCCGCAGCGTCCTCCGGGGTGCAGGACTCCGGGACGCAGGGCTCGCAGGCGTAGTAGCACAACTCGGTCCCGTTGCAGCCCTCGTCGCCACAGGGCGAGGGGGACAGCGCCGACTTCAGCCAGCGGAACCCGGCCTCGACAGCGCACTCGTCAGCCCCGGAGAGCATCAACTCGAACACCACGCTGCGGGTGCCCTTCCGGACCGGACCGATCCAGCCGCCGTCGCCGATGTTCTCCGTCACCGCAGCGGTCCGCGTGTCGTCCTCGATGCCGGTGATGTTCAGCGGGTACGCACCCCAGAAGCGGTAGGTGTCCGGGTTGTCCGGGTCGCCCCAGGGAGCCGGGTCGATGAACGGCTCAACGTAGGTCTCCGACTCCAGGGTGCTGATCGCGGTGGAGTTGAACAGCGGCTGGAACCACGGCTGCTTGGCGTCCGCCAGGTACGCCTCCGTGCGCTCCGCGTTGATGATCTCGCTGCCTCCGTAGACGAAGAATCCGCGCCACGCCATGTCAGTTCACCTCCTAGTACCCGAGAGCCACGAAGCGGTTGAGGGTCTCCTGGGCCACCGCCCAGGGGTCTGCGGTCACAGTAGTCACGTTGATGGTCGGCGCGATCACCTTCCCGCTGGCCGTGCTCTCCGGCTCGCGCCCACCGGGCGTAGTGCCAGTGCTGGTCCCACCCCCGCCGCCGACGTCGACCCGGTGGGTGCGGATGAAGACGTCCTGGTAGATGTCGGGACGGCTGCTCAGGTAGGCCGTGAGCCTGTCCATCTCGGCCCGCGCCGGGTCGGTGTTGAGGTCGGCGGTCGCGGTCACCTTGGTGGCGCCGTAGTCCTTCAACTTCTCCACGATCCGTCGGTTGGAGAGTTCGGCAGCCTGGGCGTCGAGGTCGGCCTTGGCGGTCGGCTTCTGCTTCCCGTACTTCTCGGCCAGGTTGATGATCTTCTCGATCTGCTCCTTGGTGAAGTCCGCACCCGTGGCGGTGATGATCGTCTTGATCTGGCGCGGCTTCAGCCCCGGCGCCAACTCCTTCGCCTTGGCGACCACGCGAGCGATTCCCTTGATGGTGGGGGTGATGCCCTCGGCGATGATGAGGGACTTGACCTTCTCGGGCACCCCCTTCAACTTGTTGGTGTAGTTCGTCATCGCCCGGGAGTTAGCCAGGATCTCCCCGCGCTCAGCACGAAGGTTCCGGATGTTGAACCCCATCTGGAACAGCAGGTTGTTGAAGGCGGCGATCTGCTCGCCCGTGACGCCCTTCAGGTTCTGGAACTGGTTGACCAGGTCGAGGGCGGCGTTCTTGTTCCCGGAGAACGCCTGGACCAGGGTCTGCTGGGACAGCCCCAACTGGCGGGCGACGTCCGTCAGTCCGGCCTCCTGCAACTGCTGGCGGACCAGGGCGAAGGTGGTCTTGGTTGCGGCACCGGTCACCTGGTCCAGGCTCTCGCGGAGAGCCTGGAGCCGATCAGTAGCCCCGGGGGCGATGTTGTTCAGGACGTCGAGTGACTGGATCTTCTTGGCAAGCCGGGTGCTGGCGTCGGCAGCGCCCGCAGCCTGGGCCACGAAGTCGCCGAAGAACGAGTCTCCCCCGCCCCCAAAGATCCCGGCGATCCCGTCGATGACGGACTTGAACCCGTTCCAGGCCGTGGTGGCGGTACTAGCCCCACGGACGATGCTTTCGAGGCCGGACGACCAGGCCGAGAACAACTTCCCGATGATGTCGAGCAGGTCGCTGAACAGGTCGATCAGGATGATCAGGGCCTTGCGAGAGGCCGGGGTGTCGAGGGCGTCGATCAGGTCGATGACCGCCATGGTGGCGCGGCCGATGGCCTCAGCGAGGTCCCTGCCGAAGGCCAGCCAGTCCTCGATGGCCTGCTGATTCTCGGGCTTGGACAGCCAGTCGGAGAACTCGCGGGCCTTGTCGGCGAGGTCGCGGAAGATGTTGTCGCCGGTGCCAGCGGCCTTGCCGAGGAGGGTGCCGAGGGCCTTGGTGGCAGCGGCGAGGAAGTCGCCGAGAGCAGCAGCAGAGTCGCCCGCCTGGTCGAAGAACTCGCGCAACTCCTTCCTGCCGCCAGCAGAGTTGGCCCACTTGGCGAACTCGCCGGTGATGTCGACCAGCCAGCGGAGGAACCGGTTGACCAGGGGGAGCATGGCAAGGAAGACCCCCCCAAGCCCGGCGAAGGTGTTGGTCAAGGCCGTGCTCAACTTGCGCACCGCGTTGGGCAGGAAGACGTTCAGCCGCTCGACGAAGTGCTCGAACTTCGGGTTCGTCGAGGCGTCCTCGATAGCCTTGCCGAGCACCTCCCGGATGGCCCTGGCGACCCCACGGACCCCGTCCTCGGCCAACTTCACCCGGGGCGCCAACTGCTTGGCCCACTTCCCGACGTCCTGGAACAGCACGTCGGCAGCCGCCTTGCCGAGATCCTTGAAGGCGTTCGTCAGCGGCTTGATGTCGGCCTTGAGCGCCTCCTTCTGCTCGTCACTCAGGGACTTGAACCCAGCGACCACCACACTGATGCCAGCCGCCAGCGGAACCAGGGCCCCAGCCACGGCAGACAGGGCCCCCAGGAGCCCGAAGGTGATGGTCCCCACCAGTGCGGTGAGGATGGCGACCAGTCCAGACAGGGCAGCCGCGAGAATTCCCGCCGACACCGAGACGGTGGTCAGGACGACGGCGAGGGCAGCAAGCCCGGCGATGAGACTGAGTCCTCCCGTGGCGAGTGTCGACGACAGCCCAAGAAGGGCCGCGCCCAACTGCTGCAATCCAGCCCGGAGTCCCTCCTCGCTGACAACCTGGGCGAACTTCCGGACCCCGTCGATCATGTCCGAGAAGCCACGGATCACCCGGGGGAACACCTTGACCAGGCCGAGGACCAGCGCCGACTGGAGTCGCAGCGACCCGCGGATGAAGGACCCGACGAAGTTGAGGAAGTTGTTGCGAGACCCTCGACCGAACACTCGGCCGATCCTGTCGTTGAGCCGATCCCACTGGTGCCCGAACTTGTCGATGGTGGGGGTCGCCCGCCGGATGCGCCGGTCGAGTCGACGCAACTCGTCATCGGTCTGTCGAGTGTTGACGTCGAGGTCCCTCATGGTGGTGCGGATGCGGTCCACCTCGCGCCGGAGGTCCCGGCTGGTGACGGTTGCGTCCGCCTGCCCGGCGGAGAACTTCTTCACCGTGTCGATCAGGGAGTGGTAGTCGGAGTCGAGTTGAGCCAACCGACGGTGGTGGCGGTCGAACTCCTCGTCCCGCTCGGCTGCCTGGCGGCGGCGGAAATCCTCAGCGATCCGCTGCATGTTCAGTTCGGTGTCGAGCCCCTCCTTGCGGGCGCGCTCCATCCGCTTCTGGTGCTCGCGCTCGTCCTTCTCGATGTCCTTGAGCGCCTGCTCCCGCAGGCGAGCGAGCAGGGACGCGCCGCGCTCAGCACGACGCTGCTGCTCCTCCTCCAGGCGCTTGCGCAGCGCGGCAACCTTGCGCTGGATGTCGATCTCCCGGAGTCCAGCCTCCCGGAGCAACGCGGCCCGCTTCTTCTGCCCGCCCTCGAAGTCCTTGAGGAGGGCCTCCTGCTCCTTGAGCAACTGCTTGCGCATCCGCTTCGCGGTCTTGTCGATCTCCCCAGGGCTGGGGAACAGCGCAGCCAACTGCTGGGAGGTGAGGCGCCCGGAGATGAGTTCCCTCTCCAGGGATCGAGCCATCCGCAGCCCGACCTCGTCGCCGAAGTGGTCACCCAACTCCTTCTGCATGGACTTCCGCAGGATCTTGGTGATCCTGGACATGCGGGCGTCCAACTGCCCGGAGGTGGCGTCGAGGCCCCGCGCGATGTCCTCGCCGGTGACCAGCCGGTTCCGCTTGAGGCCGCGCTTCCACCCCTTGGCGTAGTCCTCGGAGTGGTCTTCGCCGAGGTCGCGCAAGACGGGCTCCAGGTTGCGGAAGTCGTCACGGACCTCGTCGCTGATGTTGGAGCCGTCGGCGTGGATGCGGACGTAGGCGTCCCCGATCTTCTCGCCGATCCGTGCCACCTAGTTCACCCCCCGATCATTCCCAGCACCGCGTCGAAGTTGTCGTTCTCGCGCTCAATAGTCTCCTGGCTCACCGGCCTACGCTCTCGCGACTCGCCCTCCAGGGGCTGCACGAGTTCCTCGTTGAACTTCTCGACCTCCTCGGGCTTCATGCGCATCACCATCCAGTGATGCACGTAGTTCAGGAATCGGTCTAGACGAAGGCCGAGGAGATCGACGTCGGGCCGCTCTCCGTCGAGGTGGACCCAGTGGTAGCCGCCTGCGGCGCAGAGCCGGGCGACTGCTGCGTAGGGCGTCCGGACCACTCCTCGATGAGGTACTCGATGATGTCCTGGATCTCGGGCAACTCGAACGGGTCCTCGCTGTCGAGGAGGCGGTCGCTCAGGTAGGCGGCGGTCGGCTCGTCCATGATCGCCATGCAGAAGTTGATGGCACCGGCGATCTGACGGTCGAGGGGGGCACGCTTGTGGATGGACGCGGTCAGGTAGGCGACCTGACCGGGACTGGGGCGGCGGGCGCGACAGCCGACGGTGCGCTGCACCTCGCCCTTGGCGTCGGTCTCGGCGACCTCGAAGTCGATCCAGCCCTCTGCGGATTCGTCCTCGTTCGCGGTCACCGCCGTGATGAACTGCTTCATTCCTGTCTCCTCTCGGCAGGTGTTTGCGCCAGGTTAGGACTCTTTCCACGGTGGAAACAGTCCCCCACGCCGCAGACCCCTCAGTCGAGGAGGGGGTCAGAAGCCGCGCAGGGCCGGGTGCCGAAGCCCGACCACGCCCACGGCGCGGCTCACGAAGTCGTTCGGGGCCTGCCCGCGCACCTCGCGGCGGTAGGTGTACTTCGGTCGTCCACGTACGGCGCCGCGCAGACCGCCGACACCCTGGGAGCGACCGACGGGCATCAGTCGTCCGCCTGCGGTGATGGGCGTGGCGGTGCCCTCGATGACGTACTGGGCGTACTGGACGCCGATCCGCACCGCGGTGGTGCGCTGAGTGGGGCCGGAGCGGGACTCACGGGTGCGGATGGAGCGCGACAGGCGACCGGTCCGGTAGGGGGCCTCGACGAGAAGGGCAGCCTGGAGTTCCCCTGCCACGGCCTTCGACCACCGACCGACCTCACCGGTGGTGTCGAACAGCCGCTCGGGGTAGAGGACCAGCGCCTCAGCCATCTCAGATCACCGCGTCCAGGGTCCACCAGCCACCGACGATGATCCCCTCAGGGCCGTAGGGCTGGTAGTTGCTCAGGGCGTAGTCGCCGGTCTCCAGCCCGCAGCACAGGACGGCGCGACGCATCGCCAGCATGTCCTCCATCTGCTGACGGGTGGCGCGCTCCAACTCTGCCGCCTCGGGGATTCCGTCGTCGGGCAGGTTGATGCAGCGGATGACACCGATCTCGATCGTGACGCCGAGCAGGAGGCCGCATCCGCCACTGATGGTCGGGTCGAAGGGGACGGCGAGACCGGAGGCCGGGTAGGCGGTGACCAGGCGGGTCCAGGCCATGCCGCAACCCCGCTCGCATTCACCGTGATCGAGGGCCACCTGCTGGCCGGGCACCACGCCACAGAAGCAGAGGTCGGGCCCCGCTGCACCCTCAGGAGTGAGGGCGGCGCACAGGCAGGCGGAGAGGTCGCACAGGAGGTCGTTGATCATCCGCGCACCTCGATCTGGGTGACGTCGATGATGGGCACCTCAGGGGCGTCGGTGATCCTCACCCGCAGCGTGTAGGTCCCCCGGTACAGGGTTCCGAAGTCCATCAGCACGCGCGCCACCCGGCTGGTTCCGGGGGCGCCCTGCCAGGTGGCGCTCAGCCACACCGACGGCTCGAAGGAGAACTCGACCGGCTGGGCGTCCAGGACGTTGTCGCTGGTGATCTCCACCTCGACGTATTCGACCGAGCCCCTGCTGTAGATCCGGCCGCTGGTGCAACACGTCATCACTCCTCCGTTCCCCAACGTCGCGGCCGAAACTCCGCCGACCGAGAAACCGCCACGGTCGTGACGGAGCGGCGCTGTGGTAGCAGTCTCGCACTTGCGCTGACCGCAGGCTCGGAGGAAGGTCCGTACGCCGCGCCGACGTACGCCCACTGCCCGCTGGCGGAGCCCTTGCCGGGGGGTGCGTCACCAACGGCGGAACCAGCCCACGCGGTCGAACCCGACGCCGACCCGGACCGCGTAGAGATCCCGGCGGCGGACCCGCTCCAGGCGGTCGTCCCGACCGAGGAGCCCTCGTTGGGGTTGATGACCGGCGCCACGCCCTGCGCCGACCCCGACCAGGACCAGGCGCCCGATCCGGAGCCGAATCGGTCCTGGTGACCCGTTGCCGAACCCGTGAACGTCCAGGTGCCAGCGGCAGACCCCGAGCGGGTCGTCACCCCAGCAGCGAGACCACTCCAGGCTGTCGTGCCACTGCCGCTACCCGAGCGCGGCGACACACCGGCCGCAGAACCAGTCCAGGTCACCGACCCAGCGCCAGTACCCGAGCGGGTGGAGACTCCGGTCGCGGCCCCGTTGAACGCCCACGTCCCGGTGGCTGTACCCCTGCGCTCGGTGGTTCCCGCCGCCGAGCCAGCGAAGGTCCAGGCGCCCGTGCTGGTGCCCGTCTTCGTGGTCGTGCCAGCGGCGCTACCGGCGAACGTCCAGGTGCCAGTCGCGGTGCCGCTCTTGGTGGTCGCTCCGGCAGCGGCCCCCGCGAAGGTGAAGGTGCCGGTGGCCGTTCCAACGGAAGGAGGGGACGCCACGACCTGGGGCGCACGCAGAACCGTGGCCCGGATCGGCTGTGCGCGACCCCACCGAGCCATGGCCTACTCCGCGAACAGAAGCGATGCGTAGCAGGACTGCGCCTGGGGCGCGGTGATGCGCAGCGCCAGTCCCTGGGAGGGGTCGCACTGGGGCTCCTCGCCCAGCGGGTACCACCACTCCACGAACCCGTTGTTGACCGGGACGTAGGTGGACTCGAAGATCCGGTTGTAGGTCGGCTCCGCGGTGGCGTTGTAGCCAGCCGAGCAGGCCGAGGCCAGCGTCGAGCCGCAGGTCTCCACGGGCGTGAAGGCGGTCACCGTGCCGAGCGTGGTGGTGATCCCGATCTCCACCAGCGCAGGGACGTCGCTCGCGGTCACCGAGGCGAACGACACCCGGACGCGCTTCAGCGAGATCGTGGTTCCCGCCGTTCCGAGCACGGACAGCACGGTCTTGGTTGTGGCGGCGGTCAGCGACACCGCCGTGGAGTTGGTGGCCGACGATCCCGAGCGGACCATGTACAGCCGTTCACCAGTAGACATCTTGGCTCCTCACCAGTTGAAGGACCGCCCGAGGGCGGGGTTGGCGGACCTGGCCTGAGCCGGGCGGCGATAGGGCGCGACGGCGATCAGGACACCCCGGGAGGCTCCCAACTCGGTGGCGCCCCGAGTCCAGGTCCGGGTTCCGGTCGCACCGGCGGCAGCGACCACCTCGTCGCCTCCGGCCGTCGGGCTGCCCGAGCCACCGGAGGTGTTCACCTCGAACCGCTCCGTGGCCGTCCCGGGAGGGGACCAGGCGCCGGAGGCGTCCACCTTGGCGACGATCTGGATCAGGTCACACCCGGGGATGGTGGTGGTGACGCCAGTCAGGGCGATGGTCGTGGAGGTGCCCGAGGTCTGACCGGTGGCCTGCATCAGGTGGACCGGCCCCGCGTTGCGGTAGCGGGCGATGGTGACACCGGCAGGGTTGGTGGCGTTCGTGGCCCTCACGAAGTTCATGGTCGCCCCCTCTGTTCCATCTGCGATCCGCCAGAACGGCACCGTTCCCTGCACCATCGTCCCACCGGCCCAGCCGGTAGCGGTCCAGGTCGCGGTGGAGTTGTTCGACCAGGCGCACGCCAGCATCAGATCCCCGACGTTTCCGGCGGGGATCACGGCGGGCACTGTCGTCACTGTGGTGCCGACGCCAGTGGCCGCGCTGCTGACGTAGACGGCGACCATCAGGAGGCAGTGGAGTTCTCAGCCACGCTGGTCAGGGTGTACTCACCGGCGGCGTTCGCGTTGGCGTCACCGGTGATCGAGGCACCCCCGTAGTAGGTGCCACCCGAGGAGGCGGACCAGTAGGAGACCTCGGCGACCGCCTGGTTGGCACCGAGCCCCGTGAATGCGACGTTGGTCCAGGTGATGTCGCCATCGCCGTCCACGGTGCCGTTGACGGCCACACGGGTGCCGATGACGTTGCTGGTTCCGGACGCGCCACGGGCGCCGGAGTGCAACTGCATGTGGCTGATCACGCCGTCCACGGCGTTGGCCGCGACGACCAAGGCAGCGTCGTTGAGCATGTACTTCTCCTACCTCTGGATTCGCGGAGCCCCGCCGTCGGGACTCCAGACTCGGGGCGCCCACCGGGGGGAGCCCTCAGGGCGCCAGAGGGCGATCCAAGCGTCGACCTCACGGATGCCGGTGTTTCCACCGGGGAAACTCCCGGCGGCGATCTCGATGGACACGCCCTGCCGAACCACGGAGGTGGTGCCGTTGGGCAACTTGCACTTCCCCCCGGTGCACGCCTTGGCGAACTCCATCGCCAAGATCCCCACGGCGTAGGACGCGAGCGCGTCCGGGGGGTAGCCGTTGATGTAGGTGACCGTGAAGGTGTTCGGCTCACCAGGGGCGGCAGCCAGATCCTGGCACGTCGGGAACGGGCAGTCGCCGCTGCCGGTGTAGACGAGGCGGTTGCCCTGCACCGCGTAGTCGGTGAGCAGGGTGCCGCCGATGTCGACCTCGACGATCTCTCCGACGGGACCAGGGAGGATGATCTCGCACAGCGGACCGCAAGAGCAGTCACTGAGGTGGGAGCAGGTGTTCACCCACAGGCCCTCGACTCCGATGTGGGGCTGCCATCCGGGGCCGGTGTACAGGGCGCTGTAGTAGGGGCCGCAGGCCGCAGCACAGGAGGGCTTGCAGGGACGGACCGAGACCGGACAGTTGGTCACCCGGTAGCCAGAGAGACGCCGAAGGGTGGCGGAGGCCAGGGCAAGGGACCGGGCCTGGATCTCAGGCGACAGGCCATTCCAGTCGTCGGTGAGACACGCCGGGTCGACGGGCCACAGCGAGCAGGGCTCGTAGACCGGGTCGATGGGCGTGATGCTCATGTTTCATCCTTTCAGACCACGAGCCCCGAACCCGAGAGGAGAAGGGTTCGGGGCTCGTGGTGTCCGATCAGGCGACTCCGGCCACCCAGGCGGTGCCGTTCCAGTGGGCGCTGGAACCGTCCCGCAGGGCGATGTACTGGCCGGTCGTCCACGCCGAGAGCGGGGAGGCGGTGAGCGCCTGGTCCTGCAACTCGGCCAGGTCGTACGGCCCGTAGGAGTTCGCCGGGGTGTAGGTGCCCGGGATGCCAGCGGTGGCACCCGTGGCCTCCGTGCCCAGCGGGTCGGGGTCGCAGTCCGGCTCCGGCGGAGCGACCGTGGTGCGCTCCAGGTGGAGGTGGTCGGCCACCGCGATGGGCTCCAGGAGGGGGCCCGGGGCGGTGCTGGACTCCGACTGGGTACCGACGGTCACCGTGGGGCTGGTGCCACCGGTCAGGCCCGAGTCGTCGGCGGTCATCTGCGGCACGTCGATGCCCGCGAACGAGCCGCCGAAGTTGACGCTCACCTGGGTGCCCGGCAGGGGACCGCCACCCGGGGTGATGTCGCCGACCTGGATGTTCGGCAGGGCCTCCAGCGCAGCCTTCACCGCAGCGCCGTTCGCGTTGAACGCGATGGGGGCCGTGGTCTCACCGTCGAAGGTGAGGGTGAAGTCGCCGCCGGTCGGGGTGCCGGTGATCAAGATCGTCTGAACCTCGTTGGAGCCGGGGTTCATGACCACGTCGTAGGGGCCGACACCCCAGCCGGAGCCCTTCTTCGTGACCGCACCGGTGAGGACGAAGTTGATGCCCGCGTTCTCCACGGTGAAGTCGCCCAGGACGCCGCCCTGGAGGAACGGCAGGAGGATGTAGCCGTAGGACTGCCCGGCGCCCGGGGCGCACGCCTCGGTCGCCACGCCGGTCCACAACTCCAGCGCGAAGCCGGAGTCGCAGGCGTTGACGTCGGAGTTCATGCGGAAGCCGACCGTGTCGCCACCGTTGGTGACGAGCGGCTGGCCGGACATGAGGTTGAACAGCGCCGGGTTGACGTCGCAGAACGTGATCTCCACGGAGTAGTTCTGCAACTTCGGGCACGGGGTGTCGAGGACGCACACGTCGCCGTTGGCGTTCGTGATGCTGATCTCCTCGCCCTCCTCGATGTTCGCCGTCAGGGCCACGGAGATGTAGCCCTTGGTAACGACGGTCGAGTCGGGTCCGAGCACCGGGTTGCCGCACCCGTCGAGCCGGGTAGCCCGGAGACGACGACCACGGAGGATCGGGTAGCAGATGTTGCTCATGGTGACCTACTCCTTGGTCGCGGTCTTCTTCGCCGCCGTCTTCTTGGCGGGCGTCTTCTTTGCCACCGTCTTCTTCGCGGGGGCCTTCGGCTCGTCGAGCGCCTTGGCGATCTCCTCGGGCACGAGGTAGCCGTTCGTGGTGGTGCGCACGACCGAGGCGTCCAGCCCCAGGTCTTCCGCAGCCGCGAGGAGCAGGACCGCCTTGTCGCGGCCCCTGCCCTCGATGTGGACGTCAGTCATCACGCCTCCAAGAGAACTTCCACGGCCGAGGCGAAGCACTCGAACGTCGGGACGTAGGTGCGCTCGGCGAGCGCGCGGAACTCGTTCTCGTACCCGCCGCTGAGCGGGTCGTCGATGACGAGCGGGGTGTAGGTGCCCTTGTCCGCCCAGATGTTCACCGCGCCGGTGGCGTACATCCAGTGCGCACCAGCGGCCGGAGCCGACGGACCAGTCGAGGCGGCGTACCCGGGGCCAGAGACCACCAGGGAGCCGAGGAAGGTCTCCAGGTGACCGTTGACCTCGCGGACCAGGTTCTGGCTGATCAGCAGGGTGACCACGGCGTTGTCGGCGTGGATCACCCGCTGCCCGGCGTACCCGGTGCCGCCGGACTGCTCCAGCAGCGCGAGTCCCTCGACCACCCCGACAGCGGTGCCGCCGGGGGTGATGTCGGTGGCCTCGGCGCCAAGGATGTCCCCGAAGCCCTCCTCGATGGCACGAGAGGCACCCGAGTCCAGGGACCGGCGAGCCCGCTCCTCCCGGCTCTCCGAGCCGACCAGGCGGCAGGAGAACAGGTGGTAGATGACCATCGGCACGCCAGAGGTCTGAGCGATGCCGTCGTCGGCGACCTTGGTGTCCACCGCGTCGGCGGTGAACGGGCCGGAGGTCACCCCGTCCGTGACGGTCACCTCGACCTGTGCGACGTACCCGTCAGGGCCGGTGACGGTCACCGTGTAGGTGCCGTCCGCCGCGTAGGTGTTGGTCTGCCCATCGAGGGCGACGTTGCTGTCAGTGGCCCCGTCGCCCCAGGTGATCGTGTAGGTGCCCGCAGGCTCGCCGGTCCCGGTGATCGTCGCCGTGCTGGCGTTGTCCACCGACACCGAGATCGACCCCATGTCCACAGGGGTGAGGCACGGCGCAATCCACGGACGAGCGACGCCGCAGAAGTCGGTGTCGTACTCGACCCCGGCAAGACCGCCGTGGTCCGGCATCGACTTGGGCGGGATGGTGTCGAGGAGCCCGAACCGCGCCGGAGCGGCAGTGGGGGGCGCCTCGATGTACTTCGGTCGGATCGCCATGTGGTGCCACCTCCCTTCGTGGGCTTGATCCCACCGGGCTGGCGTGGCTCACCAGCCCGGTGGGACTAGATCACGGGGTGGCGTCGGTACCGCAGACCGCGACGTTCGCCGCGCCCATCCGGCCCGAGTTGCACAGCGGGATCGTGACGAGGTCGGCGTCGTAGCAGGTGTTCGCCACCAGGAGGCCCTGCTCGAAGAACAGGCCGGTGTAGACGTTGACCGCCAGCGACGCGGCGTCGTAGACCGCGCTGAGGTTGATGACGTCGGAGACGCCCTTGACGAAGGTGCCCGCCGGGTACATCAGCACGTTCACCGTGAGCGGGTAGCCCGCCGTCGGGGTGTCAGCGTCGAGGGTCTGCCAGTCGGCGACCCACTGGACGTTGAGCCGCCGGGCGCGGAACTCGCTGTCGATGTACTCGTTGGTCACGACCGCACGGTCGCGGCCCGTCTGGAAGGCCAGATCGTCACGGACGGCCTCGCGCACCCAGAACGGGATGATGACCTCCATCGTCTGGTTGAAGCCCAGCATGTACTGCTGGCGCTTCACCTCGGCGATGCGGGTGAGGTTGGCCCAGAAGTTCTGGCCGCTCGCGGTGTAGTCGACGGTCGGGACGATGGCGGCACCGGCGATGGTGACCATGCGGCCGATGACGTCGGCGTTGACCTTGTGCTGGTGGGCGATCATCGCGCCGCGAACGATCCGCTGCGTCAACTCCGGGAAGGCGGCGTTGGTGAGGATCGGCACCTTGATGCAGAGGCCGACGGCGTCGAGGCGGACGTCGGTCCAGTCCGGGCACTCCAACTCGAAGCAGGGCTTGGTGGTGCCCGCCTCGGCCTGCGCCTCGGTCTGCTTGAACCAACCGAAGTCCGGGTCGGCGAACAGCGTCGACCAGTCCGGGCCCTTGGTGAAGTTGATGCCACCGCGAGAGACCTGGATCTCGGGGACCGAGATCAGACCGTCGAGGGTCTCGCCCTCACACAGGTCGTAGAGGTTCTCCGACGGGGTGCACCAACCACCGGCAGCCACCAGGCTGCCTCGACCCTGCGCGGACTCCAGCCGCGACTCGTCGGTCGCGTGCTTGATCACCGAGAGGTGGTCGCCGTCACGGGTGGCCTTCAACTCCTCGGGGAAGTTGAGCGCGAACCGCGCCACGTTGCCGTAGCGGAGGTCCGGCTCGGGGCCCTGTGTGACGCGGGTCGGGGTGCCGAACGCCTCCAGGCGGGAGACGAGCGCCTCGGAGACCCGAGCGATGTCGCCCAGGTCCTCACCGGCACCGAAGTCCGGGACGTCCGCGGCAGCGGTGATGGTGACCCGCTTCTCCTCGGCAGCCGGAGCCTTCGGGCGCGGGGTGCGCTTGGAGAGCGTGCCGACGCGAGAGCGGGCCTGGATCGGCTGCTCCTCAGCAGCCTCGACCTCCACCTCCTCGGCAGCCTCCTCGGCCTCCTCGGTGGCAGCCTCCTCGGTCTCCTCGACCTCGGCCTCCACCTCGACCGGCTCCTCGACAGCCACGTCGAGGTCGGCGGCAAGGGAGGCGATGCTGCTGGCGGCCTCGGCGCGCGAGTTGATCTCAGCGCGGATGCTGGTGATGTCGGCGGCGAGAGCCCGAGCCTCCTCGGCACGAGCCGAGTTCGGCGGCAGCGCGGCGATGGCGTCGAACGCGGCGCGCTTCTCTCCCGCGAGTGCGGTCAGTTCCTCGTTGCTGAGGTTCTCGAAGTCCATCGGAGTTCTCCTGATGAAAGGGTCGGTAACGTCTTGTTGTCACCGGGCCTACGGCCGCAGGAGACCTCCTGCTCAGGAGAGTAGCCCATCCGGAGGGGAGGGAGATAGGAACCTCTCGATTCTCCGGCGTGTCGGAGGGGTCAGGCGAGTTCCAAGATGACCCAGCGGTGGTCGCTGTACTTGCCCTTGAAGCGCCGGGCCTTGGCCTTCCGGCCCAGGGTCCAGGTGAGGTCGATGATGCGCAGGCCGTGGGTGGGGAACCGCGTCCACTGCTTCATTCCGACCTTCTTCAGCGGCCTCCAACGCCGCGCAGTGGAGGGGGAGTTGCCGTCCATGACGGCAACGAAGTCGATCTTGTCCTCGCGCCGCTGGGCCATGTCGGCGAGTTCCTCGATCATCACGTCGCCGAGGTGGTCGCGGCACTTGCAGTACAGGGAGGCGGGCATGTGGCCGTTGGCGAAGACGAAGGGGTCGTCGCCGCTACGCGGCTGGAAGCGGACCTTGTTCCAGACCTTGGCCTTGACCACATCGGGGCCCACCCCGCAGGACCCGCAGTCGGTGGCCTCGGTGCACGGGCGGGTTCCCTCGTGGCTGCCGATGATGGCCTGGGGGTTCCACAGGATCGGTACCGAGGGGGCGCCGTCGATGTCGCCGAAGAACACCCTCCAGCCGCTAGCGGCACAGAACCGCTCCAGCAGCCCGCGTCGGTCGCCTGCCTCCTGGGCGCCGATCACGTCGACCACGGAGGCGAGGCGCCTGAGCCCCATCAGGACTTCGATGTCGTGCTTGTTGCCCAGGTTGGCGGTTGCGACAGGGGTCACGACATGACCACCGCGAGCAGGCCCGGGTTGGCCGCGAGGATGCGCTTGCCGCGAGGCGAGTCGACCAACTTCTTCTGGGCGACTCGCTCGACCTCACTGAGGGGCTTGTCGATCTCGACGTGCATCCCGTCGGGTGTGGTGTGGTAGTCACCACCCCACCGAAGGCAGCCCTCGTGGTACAGCAGGCGGCGGTGGATCTTGTCGATCTCGGCCTCGGTGAAGGTCCGGGACGTAGCCACGCCACGGGGGTGTTCGGTGGCGTCGATGTCGATGGCGGTCGCCGAGGCGTGGTTGCTATAGCCGCTGGTCTGTCCGCGAACGGGGCGCACCGCCCAGCCCCAGTCGTCCCAGGTCCCCTGGTTGATCGGCTCCAACTTCTCGTGCCACCACAGGGCGAAGGAGCCGAGGTGCAGGGAGACGGAACCGTCGCGGACGTAGAAGTGGCGCGGGTTGCCCTTTTCTACCGGGATGATCAACTTCCGCAGGCGCGGCAGCGGACCAGTGGTCTCGCTGGTGAAGATGACGGGGTAGCCGTTCTGAGAGGTAGCCATGGTTACTCCACGTCGTCAGAGGACGCGATGCTCATCAGGATCGCGATGAGCCCAGAGAGCAGGGAGGCCGAGGAGACGCCGACCCAGTCGACCTCGAACAGGCCGATGAGCGGGCCGGTGGTGAGGATGCCGATGGCGGTCTGCGCGACGGTCTTGATGCCGCGCGTGGCGGCAACCTTCCAGAAGGACTTGGACCAGATGGTGCTCACTTCGCCACCTTCGTGTAGCGGCCACCCTTGTTCTTGATGACGGCAGCCTTGGCCTGGACCTCGGTCGTGTAGGTAGCGGTCTTCCCGGTGGGGGAGACGTACCGGTAGACGAAGTCCTTGTTCTTGCCCTGGCAGGCGCAACCCATGTCAGTCTCCGATCTCCTCTCGAAGGGCCTGGATCTCCGGCCCGTACACCTCCGACTGGAGGGCGTCCATGCTCTGTCGGGCGGCGATCCGGGCGACCACCTCGTCGGCGATCTCACCGATGGGGTCGTCCTCGACGATGCCCGCAGCGACCAGGGAGACCACCCGACTGCCGTGCACCGCAACGCGGGTGCGCGGGACGGGGAAGCCGCCGACGTTGACCGCGAGGGCGGCGATCAACTCCAACTGGCGGCTGCCGCGCACGACCTCGCGCCAGTCGCCGGACGCCTTGCCCGCAGCCTTGATCTCGCGGATCTGCTCGTCGGTGACCCCATCGCGGAGCGCGCCGCTCATCCACACGCCGAACTCGTCCTCGCCGACACGAACGTCAGCGATGACGGCGGAGGTGGTGTCGTAGTACTGGGTGGCGGCACGCCAGTCGAGCCGCTCACCGGCGTGCTTGCCGCCCATGACGAGCGGGCCGGTGAAGACCTCGCCACCGTCGGTCTCGATGACGCCGATGTGGAAGTAGGAGTAGTCGGACTGGGAGCGGGGGAGCATCACGCACTCGCCGCCGATGCCGACGTGGCACTGGCCCCAGGTGGCGAGGTGACCGAACACCCGGCCCTCCTGGGTGACGGTGAGCGGAGTGACGCCCGGCAGACCGGGGTTCTCGAACCAGTCCTTCGGGGGGTTCTTCATGGGCGCGCCAGCGGTGAGGGCGAGCGGGGCGTCGTCGGTGGTGCCGACCTCGATTCCGTTCACCGTGGTCGAAGTGCCAGTCGTGAAGGTCATATTCTCTCCCTGGTGCGGGGCCTGTCCCGGCCAGTAGCCGAGGGCGTCATAGTGGCGGTTGGCGCAGTAGCCCTTGATGTACTGCGGCTTGACGTACTCGGCGACGTGCGCCTCGCAGCGGTAGAAGTCGTCAGGGGCGCCCCAGCCGATCTTCGCAGCGCCCTCTCCGCGGACCCAGTAGTCGCGGAGCCGGTCGGTGTCGACAGGATGGGTGAGCCAGCCGGGGCCGTCCTCGGTGAGGCCAGGCGCGACGTCGAGGAAGGTGATCGGCGTCTCGACTCGGAAGTCGATGGAGTACGGCATCTCCTTCTTCGGAAGGTGGTCCTCCTCGGCGACGCACTCTGGGTCGTTCTCCGGGTCGCAAGGCTCCTCCTCGGCGCACCCGACGCACGCCTCGGCCGAGGCGGTGACCTCCTCGTCGTCGCGCTCGATGCAGTTGCCGTCTTCGTCCCGCTCCTCGCACTCGGCCTGTCCCTCGTTCTCGCGGGTCGGGATCTCCTGCGACGGAGCCCCCCAGCCCCCGGCGAAGTCGGCGGCGAAGTCCTCGTAGTTGCCGTTGATCATCCACGCCTCCGCGAACGCGGGGATGGACACCGCGCAGGTGGAGCAGACGCGGGCGTCGGTGAAGACCGTGACGCCGTCGTCGGTCATCTCGATGGCGAACTCGTCGAGGTCGTCGGCGTCGATGCTGACGCCGTACCGCCCGAATGCCTCCACGAGGTTGTAGTGCTCGTCGGCCTCGGGGGTGTTGAGGTACTCCCCAGCGCCCCAGATGAGTCCGTTCTCGCGCCACACCTGCTGGATGATGCCGGTGACGACGTTGCCGTTGTGGCCCTGGCCGGAGATCTTCTGCCAGGTGAGCGGCAGGGGGAGGGCCCGCATCCGCAGGGCGCCGTCGCTAAACATGCGCCGGTCGCCGGAGCGCACGCCCTCGGGGGCGAGCACGCCGAACCACTTGCGCGCGGTCTGCATCTCGGTCATCTCGTCCTCCAGGTCGAACACCGACCAGTCCATCTGGGCGACCTCGGGGCGCAGGGCTGCTCCAAGGCCACGCAGTTGCTCAACAGTGAACCACGCGGTGATGTCGGGATTCGTGCGCTCAGGGTCGTCGGGGTTGACCGTGTCGGCAGCATCGGCGTCGGGGTTGATCTCCGCGAACGCCTCCCGCTCCGAGGGGACGGAGTAGACGAAGCCCTGGTACAGATTGCCGTTCCTGCCTTCGCTGGACCACCCGTTGACGACCTCGCCCTCGGGCTGGGGGCATCCCGTTTCCTCGCAGAACTCGCGCCACGCCCCGGCCTGCGGATCCTCGTCGTCCTCCAGGCTGCCGCCGGGGAACTCCCAGGTCCCTCGGACGTCCTCGGGGTCGGTCTCGTCCCAGGCGCGCTGGATGAGGAGCAGCCGCTGGGTGTCGCGGGCGACGACGGCGATCCCCGCGTGAGTGACCGCGTCCATCACAGGCCCGCCTCCTTGCACCACGCGATCAGATCCTCGCGGCGGTATGGCTGGCCGGTCTCGATGATCTCCCGGCAGTAGTCGTTCAAGATCGGCACCACCCAGGCTGCCTGCACCTCTCCCAACTGCACGGCGGCGGTGGGGAAGGCGTCCTCCATGCAGCGGTCGGTCTGCCCGTTGGCCTGGATCTTGGTGTGCACCTCCCAGGAATGGCCCTGGGTCTTGGTCTGGGTGAAGTTCCGCAACTTGTTGCCCGCCCGCTCCAGGGCGCGCAGCACCAGACCCTCATAGACCGCGTAGTTGGACTCCGAGGGGTCGCGGGGGCGGATCGGGTGGTCCTCCAG